GCATCGTCGGAGGGCGGCAGGTACGGCAGGCGGGTCGCCAGAACGTTGGCCGACTTGCTGAATGCCATGTTGCGCGGCGAGGTCGCAATCAGGGTGATGGCGACGGTGCCAGTTGCAGCGGTGGCGGTACGCAGGCCGGGCGCCTGAATGGTGATGGAACCGGCAGCAACCGACTGAATCACGTACTTGTGAGCGTTCGATTCATGCGCCAGCGTGATGATGTCGCCCGCGCCAAGGCCGGCGGTATAGTCGGCAGTCGTTACCAGAACGGTAGAACCAACCGCGCGCACTGCCGAGGTCAAAGTGCCAGAGGTGAAAGAACCAGCGGTGTGCGTCTTGATCTGCGCCGACTCACGAACCATCATGCCGTTGATGTCAGTCAGCACGCCCTGGCGCAACAGCGAAACGGAACCAGCCGGATCGGCTGCGTTGCTGGCCTGCTTGCCGCGCAAGTTGGCGCCAGCCGCAGTATCGAGCACCAGTTGCATGTCAGAGGTCGGCGCTCCGTTGTCGACCATGATCTTGCGCGTCAGTGACGCTGCGGTGTAGTCGCCCGCCGTACCAAACGGGGTGGTCGCAGCGGCGCCGGCAGCGCGGGAAAACTTGGTGTAGAGGGCGGCCAGATCGGATTCGATCTTGTTGGTCAGGGTACGCATGGCATGCTGAATCTGGCTTGCACGAACGGCGGCGAAGTCAGGGCCAAGGCTGGCGATTTCTTCGCCATTCCAGCGGATCGGCACGGCTTCCAAGGTGTTGATGGTGAGCGTGGTGCTGCCGATGGTTTGATTGCCGTCATCAGGCGCATACAGGCCCGGCGTGATGGCACGGGAAGTCGCAGCCGGCGCGACGAAGGTACGGACGGTCTGATCTTTGGCGGCGCGGTTGGTCGAAGCGTCCAGCGTAACGGCGGGGATGAGACCGACCAGTTCGCGGGAAACCACGTCAAGGTTGACGTAAAGTTCGGGGAGCAGATTGGTGAGGGTGTTTGCCATGATTGGCTCCTATTGGGTTATGCGATTTGGACGCCGGCTTTAGCGGCTTCCATGCGTTGTGCGGGGTTGAGTGCCTGAAAATCTTCGGCGCTCATGGTGCTTGCCCGACCGCTTCCCGCGCTCGGCAAATGCCCGGAGCCTCCCGCCCCTCTGGCTTTCAACAGATGTGGCTTAGTCGCGGCGATGTGCTTTACGCCATCGGCCACGGAAACCAACTTGCCATCCTCTGCTTCAAAGAACAGGTCGTCGCCCTCGAACCTGACGCGGCTGGATGCGAAATTCGCAACCAGATCGTTGTCGATAAATTCATGGGCGGCAATTGCCTTCGACAATTCGGCATCACGCCGGCTCGTCTTAAATCGGTTTTCAATATCGCCGCGCGCCTTGTTGGCGTCCGCCAGTTCACGCTCTAGGCGTTTCAGTTTGGCTTCGACCTGCTTTACGGCTTCGGCCTGGCCTTTTACTTCGGGCAAGGCGTCAAGGTCGGCGTCATCATCAAGCCCGAGTTTCTCGTATAGCTTGGTTTTAATGCCGCGCAGTTGCTCGACATCCGCTTTCAGCTTCTTGCGTCCGTCGATTGATTCCTGGCGGGCAGCGTCGCGCTGGCCGGTCAGGTCGGCAATGTAATCTGACAACGCTTTGAATTCGTCGTCAGCAAGTTTTGCCTTCAGGTTTTCTATGTTCATTGGCCTCGCGCCTTTGGTTGGTTATACACAAAGGCATCATCTCGCCTATTCATTGCAACTATTGACAAGGCATTCAACGATATGCGGCGACTATTGATGTAACGCACAAAGTCAGGATGTCATGTCGATCAACGCCGCCCGTTTTCAATTCGTCGCAGACGCACTAACCGGAGGCGGTGGTTTCCTTCCGGTTGTCGGTACGGACAGCACCGGCCAGCCCATTAGCGTCAGCAGTTCGTATCTGATTCAATACCCGCGCGAGTCCGTTGCCAAGTTCGCCCGGCGCAATGAGGTTGCCTGGTATGAAAACCACCTTCTACCTGCGTGCCAGCGTTTTGTCGGTTACATCACAAAGAAACCGCCGATACGCGACCTTCCTGGCCCGCTTCTCGAATCATTCGCAATTGACTGCAATTGGCGCGGAGAAAACATAGACGTGTTTTGGCAAGGCTTCATGCTGCAGGCCAAGGCTCGCGGCTGCATGCTGTTGCTGGTCGATATGCCGCGCACGCTTCCAGACAGCCAAGCCGATCAGGTTGAACAGCGCGCGTTCCCCTACCTAGTGCCGATAACACCGGAGCGAGTGACCAAGTACGAAGTCAACGAACGCGGCCGCCTGTCGTTTCTGGAATACTCAGACAGTCTCGACGGGATGATCGTCACGCGCGGTTGGGACGCAAAAAGCTGGTGGGTCAGGCAAGGCGACAAGCAGCTTGACGGCGACGTTCACCCGCTTGGGGTCTGCCCAGTTCTAGCCTTTTCAGAGTCCGGCGAGTTTCCGTTCTTCGGGCCATTCACGCAGATTGCCGACCTGTCCAAGCGCCTGTTTAATGCGCGCTCCGAACTTGACGAGATACTGCGCAGCCAGACGTTTAGCCTGCTGACATATAACGTGCCGGCGGAACAGTCGCACACGTTCGACGCCAAGACGACCGCCGAGGCCATTGGCACGCATAACATGCTGGTTCATCACGGCAGCACGCCGGCTTTCATTGCGCCAAGCGAAGGGCCGGCAAATACCTATCTTGAAGCAATCGCTCACATCGAGCGCACCATTGCCCGCGTTGCTTTGGCCGTTGAACTGCCAGAGCAACAATCCGCCTCGTCTGGCCTGGCGCTGCAAATCCGCTTTGAAACCCTGAATTCTGCCCTAACCGGCTTCGCGCGCCGCATGGAAGACCTTGAGCGGTCGGTATGGCAACTGGTTTCGCGCTGGCTGAACCTGTCGGCGGTCGGTTCATGCGAGTGGGCCAAAGATTACGCACTGGCTGACCTGGCTGCCGAAATGCAGGTGCTTGCCGACATGATCGCCTCGGGTATGCCGTCCGAAGTCATCGCACAGCAGAAAAAGACTATTGTGCAACTGGCATTCCCTGCCCTGCCGCAAGACGAAATGGCGGCTTTGCTTTTGGCGATTGAAGAACCGGCACAGGAAATCCAGACGGGGCTTGATGCCGGTCTAGGCGAACTACAGGCCAGCGCGGCGCCTGATCTGTCCGCTATCACGGAGCGCCTGTCCGCAATCGAAACGGCCATCACCGACCGCCCGCCAGAGCGGGCGCCCATATTCAACTTCGCGCCGCCGAACATCACCATTGAAGGCGCAACAATCAACGTGCCGGAGCAACCGGCGCCCATGGTTAATATCGCGCCTGCAGCCATCACGGTAGAAGCCCCGACCATCAATGTCGCAACGCCTGAAGTCACGCCGCCAGCCGCGCCGAACGTCACCCTGAACACCGGCACGGGCGGCAAGGTCATCAGCCTGGTGAAAGATAAAAGCGGAGCCATTACCGGCGCCACCGTCAAGGAGTCCGGGTTATGACAAGAAACTACATCCCATTGCTCAAGCATCCGAACGTAAAAGCCTTCCTTGCGCTCATTCGACATACAGAAGGTGCTGATTACGACACCTTGTTTGGCGGCGAAGTGTTCGACGATTTTAGCGACCACCCACGGCGCAAGATCACACGCAAATTGGGCGGCAGGCCAATTACCAGCACGGCAGCGGGCGCGTATCAATTCCTTTCCCGCACTTGGGACGAATGTGCTGAAACACTTGCACTAGCAGACTTCTTTCCTGCATCACAGGATCAAGCCGCGCTGTTCCTGATTGACCGCAGGAAAGCCCTTGTAGATGTTCTTCAAGGTAATTGGCCGGTCGCTATCGAGAAGTGCAACAAGGAATGGGCTAGCCTTCCTGGTTCGCCATACGGACAGCCGACGAAATCAATGCAGAAGTGCCTTGCCTTCCTGTCAGAGCATTTGCCTGTCATCACCGTTGCAGAGCCTATAGCGCCTTCTCAGGTCATGGCTGTTGTTGACACTTCGCATGAACCGCCGAAAACGGTTGTGACGAACATCCTTGACGCCTTCACGGTAGGAAAGGAACTAGCCAATGCCGAGACATGGAAAAAAGGACAGGTTCTCGGTTCACGGCTTACTGTTTTCCTGGTTGCGGCTATCGGCGTGGCAAGGGCATACGGTTATGACTTCGGCCTTACTGACGCGCAATTGTTGTCTCTTGGCACTGCTGTTGCCGGTCTGGTTGGGGTGCTCAATGAGGTCGCAACTACCGTATCAACCTCTCGTATCGGGATGCGCCCTCGGCGCGACGTTCTATCAGACGTTCGGGTTGACGGAAGTCGAGACGGAGAAGATTCACGAAGAGACGACGGCCAGCACTGGACTGCCCGCCATTATTCCGGCGATGACAGTGCGCTGTCTGATATGAGGTCAAGGGGATGAGCGGATTCGTTACTCGCCTAGCGGCAACTAACCTTGATCCCGATTTTGCAGGTGGGCGCGGCCTATGGGAATTGACCGAACCGCTGGTCTACGACTCCGAACGGGCGGCGATGACGATCACCGTGCCGGCCGGGTTCCAAACAGATTTCGCGTCAGTTCTGCGCCTTCCTGTCATTTATCTTTTGTTCGGAGATAAAGCTCATGCTCCGGCCACTGTGCATGACTACCTATACCACTCGGGGATTGTTCCGCGCGCCGTTGCCGATGATGTGTTTTTCGAGGCCATGCGCGTCAGCACCAAGCTATCAGGCGTCGAACGCTGGATGATGTGGGCAGCGGTTCGCGCGTTCGGTGGCAGTCACTTCGCGGAGAAAAAATGAGCGATCCATCCGGCTTTCTTGCCGAAAATTTCCCGCGTTTATATCTGTGGCTGACTGATGCCAGGGATTCAGCACAATACCTGGTTATCGCAGGAATGACGGCACGCGAACAGTTCACGCTTAGCGACATGATTAGGATCGTGGCTGCGGTCGCGGTTTCCGCGTTCGCCAGTTCATATATCACCACCGAGCGCACAGCCGTAAAACTCGAACAGTATGCCGCATTGATGGCAGAGTTTCGGCTTGAAGTTCGACAATACATGCGGGAACACGAGGCGAAATCCGAAGCACTGCGGGATCGTGTAGTACACATGGAAGCGCAAAACGGCACGCGCAAATAACCCTTAATCAAACAGACAGGAGTAACAATCATGGCAGCAACCGTACAGATAGTTGAAAAGAATGGTGCCGGTGGCACACAGACCGACAAGACCAGCGGGAATATTCGTTTCAAGAATGCCGACAATTCCACGGTCGACACCAGTAACCCGATGGTCAAGCCGGGCGCCGGCGTCGACTATTCGTTCGAGAAGTGGCTGCGGTTCAATGTCTCCGGCGGCACCTACACCGAAATCACCAACGTCAAAGCCTACATGGACGGCAACAACGGGCTCGGGACTGGCGTCACGCTTTACGCCAAGGCCGTCGCCAGCTATGCGACGCCAGCCGAAGCCACCTCAGTCACGGGCTACACAGACGCTTTCACCTACACGTCAGGTTCTCCGCTGACCCTCGGCGCCGGGCCATACACCTCGACCGGAGAAAAGGCCGATCATCTGGTTATGATGTTGACGGTCGGCACTTCGGCATCGGGCGGCATCACTCCGAGCGAGACACTTACTTTAAGTTGGGACGAGATTTGACATCTAGATGATATAGATGTATAATGTTGTCTCGCTAATACAGGAGGCAATCATGAAAAAACAGTACATGGTCGAACGCTGGGAAGCATATAGAACAAAGGCTTTCTGGGATCGTGTTAATCAAGGTGATAAAGATGCGTGTTGGGAATGGGTGGGATTGGCAAAGGTTGGGCCAAAGAATCCCGCACCGTATGGAATGCTTGGCTGGCGCGGTAAGCACAGCCGCGCTCACCGCGTTGCCTACGAAATCACCAACGGACCGATACCGGCCGGCGCGATGGTTCTACACCGCTGCGACAATTCTCTGTGTTGCAATCCGAAGCATCTTTATCTCGGGAATCACGCGCAGAACATGCGTGACATGGTTGCTCGAAACCGAAGAAAGGGCGTTGGAAGAGGAGAGAAAAACGGTCGGGCAAAACTCACCCAAGAGCAGGCAAACGAAATCCGTGCAGCGTATGCCGGCGGCGCTCGCTCGCAACAGTCAATTGCCGATCAGTACGGTATCAGCCAGTTTGCAGTTAGCCAGATCATAGCCAACAAGAGGTATAGGAATGACAGCAATTCATGAAATCACGCGTGATGCCAATGGTCACCAGATCGGAAGCGACGGCACCATATCCGTTTCGCTGATCGGCGACGGTCGGATGTTCAAGCGCCGCGCCATTAAAGGCGTCGGGAGTGGTTCGCAGGAAGAGGTTAGCTGGCTCGTCACCGAATTGAACGGCGTCCGAGTTTATCAAAACGGAATGAATGTCATCGTTACAACCGAAGACCTGAACCCGTGATGTTAGTTACAGATTATTGAAAGGAATTACCATGTCCGACAGCACCTATGTACTGCTCAAGTCCGTTATCGCTACCGGCGCTGGCCCTACACTTGCAAACCCTGTCCATAGTAGCCCGAATGCCGCAAAGACATTCCAGGCAAATGGAACGGTTTCCACTTCTACCGGATCAGCGACCATCTATGTCCAGGTCAGCAACAACAATTCGGACTGGATCACGCTCGGGACGATCACGCTCACCCTTGGCACGTCTTCGACCTCTGACGGTTTCGCATCGCTTGCGCCGTGGGCATATATTCGCGGAAACGTGAATGCAATCTCCGGAACCAATGCAACCGTAACACTGACGATGGCGATCTAACCATGACCGTCGCGCTTGTCGATAAAATCGCATGGCCGGTGAGTAGCAACTACTCTATCAAGCCTGGCGTCGATACGGTCGGGAAAGGCGGGTATAACCTGCTTGCGTCTTCTGACGTTGATGCAGTAATCAAGGCGCTATTCGCCTCCGGCGAGGAAGGTGCATGGTACGACCCGTCCGACTTATCCACCATGTTCCAAGACAGCGCAGGCACCACGCCGGTCACTGCCGCTGGTCAAAACGTGCTGCGCATCAATGACAAGTCTGGAAACGGAAATGACATTATTTTCAATGTAGGAGTTCCGCTTGAGCAAAACCCGCTAGGCGTTTACTACCTGCAAGGAAATAACGCGTGGGGAGAAACGCTATCTACAGTTGACCTTTCCGCGTTTGACAAAGTAAGTATTTGCGCTGGCGTTAAAATGCAGCAGAATGGTGCAATATTTTCATTTGGCAACATCGCTGCAAATGCTGGTTCGTTTGAGCTGGCAGTTCAGTCAATAAAAAAACCGCTTCTATACTGGAGAGGTTCAACAGGATTTGCAGCAAAGTATTATGGAAGTGATATTGACAGCGAAGTAGTCATTTCAACGCAGATAAATCTAGCAGGAACAAACCAGGAAACAGAGTCGCCAGTATTTAGAATCAACGCAAATGACGTTGCAACAACGCTAGTCAACTCTGATGCTGGAGGCGGAAATTTAGGCGATTTCAATCTTAAGCTGTTTCAAGGGTACGAAGTTAATCTGATCGGGCGTTTTTATGGCCTTATACTTGTAACTGAATTGCTCGACGCTGCAACGAATTTGAGTGTTGAAACATGGATGGCGCAAAAAACCGGGGTTGATGTTTCGCAAAATCCGTTGTATTACGAAATTGAACCAACTTCATTTAGCGACTCGCTTGCTGTTGTAGATCAGTCAACATACCTTGAAACATCACCATTCGCTCAGGTTGTTTTCGATACCACTGCAACAGAGTTTGAGGTTGTTTCATACTGCAACATAGCAAGCCTGTTTCTTGATGCGGCAGAGGTTGGTGTTTATGTTGATGGCGTATTCAACCAGACAATTCAACAAAGCGGAGATGGTGTAAATGTAAACCGTTTTACATTGTCAGCAGGCGCGAAGCGCGTTTCACTGGTAAATGGTGCGCAGTCTCAGCTATCTCCGATCAAGGGTACGTTTGTCCATTCGGTACATGCAAACGCTGCTATGACGCAGGTGTTCCCGACCGTAACCGATAGAATGTATATCTACGGAGACTCTATTGCGGTCGGCGCAAACAGTGTTTACTCACAACAAAACGCCTGGGCAATGCAACTCCGCAGGTATCGTGGAACAGATTCAACAATGGTAGACGCACAAGGCTATCGTGCGCTATCTACTGATGCCAGCGACGGAACTGCGAGAGCGTCCTTTGTGGCGAAGGTAGTATCGGCGAATCCGGCAATATTGTGGATGGCAATCGGCACGAATGATTACGGCATTCCAACCACAAACGCGGCTGATTTCGGTGCTGACTATTCTGCTTTGCTCGATGCGTTACATACAGCCTTGCCGTCATTGGTAATTTACTGCCAGACCCCAATCGTCAGGACTAGCGAGACCGCAAACAGTTTTGGCAATACGCTTGGTGATTACCGTTCGCAAATATCTACGGCGGTCAGCACACGAACAGGATATTGCACACTTGTTGATGGAACCGCTCTAATTACGACAAGTAACTTAGACGATGGTGTGCACCCAACAGACGCTGGTCATTCGATCATGTACTCAGCAATCAAGACAGTACTAGGTATTTAACTCAGATGACCGATCAATGCACCCACAACGGCTTTACGTGGAAGGTCACGCAGGCCGATGGCGCTGGGAATAATGTATACGAGCCTGGTGTATGGGGTTGGGTGAAAATATGATTACGCAAGATCAACTTAAAAGCATATTTCACTACGACGCTGATACAGGCGTTTTCACACGAAAGTTCAGCAAAAATGGCGTTGCGCCTAAGCCACTAGCGCCTAGTAGGTACAAATTACTGAAAATTGATGGTGTTCAATATCACGCACATCGTTTGGCATGGCTTTACATGACTGGATCAATTCCATCTTATTTCATTGACCATATCAATCTTGACCCTTCAGACAATAGGTTTTGCAACCTTCGTGAAGCAACGCCTTCTCAAAACAAGTTCAACACACGGGCAATGGCAAATAACACAACTGGTTTCAAAAATGTCATTTATCGAAAAGCACGAAAGTGGTTTGAAGTAAAGGTTATGTCTAAAGGAAGAAGCTACAAGGTTTCGAACTTTAAAACTGCAATTGATGCTGCCGAATTTGCAGACTTGATGAGAAGCGAACTTCACGGATATTTTGCAATATCTGAACACGGCGTATTCGGATGGGCCAAGGTCTAACATGAGCCTCGTTCCATCCCATGTGCACCACGGGTATTTCTATACCATCGACTCAGACCCGACCGGTGGCGCTGGAACTACGCTGACATCAAGCGCCTCGACGCACACCTATGGCACATGGACGCAGATCGGGCCGACTAACGGACTGGATTACGCCTCGTCATCGGTGCTGGTCGAACTGAATACCGGATTCACTGCCGCCACAACGCGCAACAGCTACGTCGACATCGGCATCGGTCCGGATTCTTCGAATGTCTCGGTGATTGTCGAGAAGCTGTGCGGAAGCGGCGCGACGACGAACAGCGGAAAAATGTACTACCTTCCGTTGCGCATCCCGCCCGACGTGAAAATCTGGGCGCGCACGCAGCACACGACGGCCAGCGGCACGATCAAGATCAACATCAGCGTCATGGGCGGCAACCAGAACCCTGGCACATACCCGACTGTCAGCGAAATTGTGTGCCTCGGGGCAGTAACGGCAAGCACGACCGGCACCGCGATCACGATGGGCGCATCCGGTGCCGAAGGTTCATGGACGCAGATCGTCGCCAGCACGACGGAGGATTACGCCGGGGTGATGATCGGCGGGCCGTTCTACATCGACACCAACATGACCGCCGGCCCATCCTACGTTTTCGACGTATCTATCGGCGGTTCCGGGTCGGAACTGACCATCGGCGAGAATCTGACCAAGGCGACGATTTTCTCGGCGTCGGAGGATTGGGTTAGCTGGTCGGTGCCGACAATGCTCGGCATTCCGGCTGGCTCTCGGTTGTGCATTCGCGGCTCTTGTTCTGGAACTTCTGAAACGTCTATTTCCGCTGTTCTCTACGCATTCAGGCATTGAGGTAAATCATGGCAATCAGCGAACACGCAACCGGCACACGGAGTGCCGGAACGCCGCCCGAGGCGAGTTTTACCGTACTCGGCACGACCACCGACACCACCGACGGTATCTTCCAGTTTTTCATCGGTACCGCGGCGATGCAGCGCGGGGATACCATCGAAATTCAAGTGCTGGAAAAGGTCACCTCCGGCTCGACGCAATACCTCGTCTTCGAGGCGATGCTGTCGAACGCGCAGGACGAGCCGGTCTGGGTGTCACCGTCGTTGATCCTGATGCACGGCTGGCAGATTCAACTCAAGCAAACCCTCGGCACGGCTCGTTCGTTCCCCTGGTCTATCCGCAAAGTAGCCTGACATGGCCTGGGGTTATGCCTATACCCCGCTAACGTCCGGCGGCGCACAAAGTCAGGGCGCCTCGACAATCACGGCAACGGCCAGCCTGTCGGCGGCTGTCAAAGAAGCAAAAACCGCCACTGCAAGTCTAGATGGCGCGGTGCAGATCACCCGCACCGCTACGGTATCGCTTGGCGCGATTGTCGTCACGCAGAAATCGGCAAGCACGACTCTCGACTCAGCCATCAAGGCCACGCAGACCAAGACAACCAGCCTTGGAGCGGCAGTAAAGGCCACGCAGACGGCCACGGCATCGCTCGGCGGCGCGGTCAAGGATACACGCACCGCAACAGCATCACTCGGTGCGGCAGTTCAAGTGCCGGCCAGTGCCACATCCAGCCTTGGCGCCGCAGTACGTGCAGCACAAGCGGCAACTGCATCGCTCGGCGCGGCACTCATAGAAGCGAAGGCGGCCACTGCCGGACTAGATGCACAAGTCCAGGCTGCATTTACCTATACACGCACCGCCTCGCTAGATTCCGCAATCCGCCAGGCGAACAGCGGAACAGCAAGCCTCAATGCAGCTATCCGCGCCGCCCGTTCGGCATCCTCGGCAATTGATGCAGCCATCTCTGAGCCGCGCACGCGCACCGTATTGGTCGATGCTGTCGTCGCTGAGACGTTCGCCGCATCGGCAACGCTGGACGCTGCTGTACTGTCCGCGACCACTGCTAGCGCAGGGCTTTCCGGTTTCGTTTATGCTGGCACGCCAAAATCCTTGGATTCTGCACTAGATGCCGCAATTCAAGATGCCGGCACTGCATCAGCAAGCCTTGATGCTGCAATTCAAGGAGATCCAGTATTCCCTGACCCCGCCGACGTTCGCGCCGGGGTGAAATACGGCCTGATCGGCATTGAGTTTTCAGGCGAGTTAGTCTGCGAAGACGGCGGTGGCGGTGGCGTTGCTTATG